TGTGGCTGAAAGGTGTGGTAATGAGAGCGCACTTCAACGGGTATATACCGAGAAATCCGTTTGCTCAGTTCCACATAAGCCCGAACACGAAAGAGCGTGAGTATCTGACAGAGAATGAACTGAAAACATTGATGGAATTTCAGTTCAAAGACCCCAAGAACTCCTATCTCCGTGATATTTTTGTCTTTGCCAGTTTTACTGCCTTGTCATTTGTGGACATCAAGGAACTGAACAACGACCAAATCGTGGAAGTAAACGGGGAGAAATGGATTATCTCCAAACGACACAAGACGGGCGTACCGTTCCAAGTGAAGTTGCTGGACATTCCTTTGCAGATAATCGAACGCTACAAGCCTTTCCAAGAAAATAACCTCGTATTTCCCAATCTCAACTATTGGTCAATATGTAAACGCATGGGGAAGATGATAAAGGAATGCGGTATCACCAAGAAAATCAGCTTTCATTGCTCAAGACATGGGTTTGCAACTCTGGCTCTCAGTAAGGGAATGCCGATTGAGAGCGTGAGCCGTATTTTGGGGCATACGAACATCGAAACTACCCAAATCTATGCAAAGATAACCGTTCAGAAATTGGATAATGACCTTACGATGCTGGGCGACAAATTAAGCAAATCATTCGGAAACGTAAAAATGGCAGGGATATGAAAAGAAAAACAATCACAATGGACGGATATGGCAGAATTATCATACCGTCCGACACAAGCAATGTATGGATGGATGAAATGGAACTGACCGAGTTGTTCGGGGTAATCGCCCCGACACTCCGTGCCGCCATCCGAACCGTGTACAAGAGCGGAGTATTGAAACCTTACGAAACTGAAGAGCGTATCAAGCTGTCCAACGGCTATTATACGGATGTGTACGCCTTGCCAATGGTAGTGGCACTTGCATTTCGTATTGATTCTCCATGTGCCAATACGATACGCAATGCCCTGTTAGAGAGATTGTGCTTGCGAAAAGAAAAGCAAGTCTTATGGACATTTATACGTAGTATTGTGTATGAATGTTAGTATGTAAAAGTGTATTGTAGACATACTTACGACAGCCCGAAGAAATGCAACATTCCGCTTCTTCGGGCTTTTTCTTTTCGCCATTTTAAGAATGATATTGCCTGTTATGCTGTATTTTCTTGTCTGTCAGTTTCTTTTGCGCCGTTCTGCATGGTTTTACGTATCAATGTTTTAGCCGTCCTGACGTAGCTTTGCAACCATGTTTAATCCGCTGCCGATATGATGTAGGTGGCACTAAAAACAGTATCAAGAACATGGAAAAGAAAGAAGAATTCATCCGGGTAGGCACTACGCTCTACAAAATTGTAAACCAGCCCCGTCTTGACGGAGGTTATGTGAAGAAACGCATTGCATGGAACACCGAGACCTTGCGGCAGGACTACGGAAAGGACTACATGGCAAGCGTACCGAAGTATGACGGCTTCTGTACCGTCCCCGACCACGTGGACTACAAACCAATAGTCGGCAAGTTCCTCAACCTCTACGAGCCGATAAGCCATATTCCCGAACAAGGTGATTTCCCCTGCATCCGCTCGCTGGTGGAACATATCTTTGGCGAACAGTACGAGTTAGGTATGGACTATTTGCAGCTATTGTATCTTTATCCCATTCAGAAGTTGCCAATCTTTTTGCTTGTCTCCGAAGAACGAAACACAGGTAAAAGCACGTTCCTGAACTTTCTGAAAGCCATCTTCCAAAACAACGTGACATTCAACACCAACGAGGATTTCCGCAGCCAGTTCAATTCCGACTGGGCTGGCAAGCTGCTCATCATGGTGGATGAAGTGCTGCTTAACCGCCGTGAAGACAGCGAAAGGTTGAAAAACCTTAGCACCACGCTTTCCTACAAGGTGGAAGCCAAAGGCAAAGACCGTGCAGAGATAGGCTTCTTCGCCAAATTCGTGCTTTGTTCCAACAACGAGTACCTGCCCGTTATCATTGACGCTGGAGAGACACGCTATTGGGTACGGAAGATTGTGCCGTTACAGAATGACGATACAGACTTTCTGCAAAAGCTGAAAACGGAGATACCCGCTTTTCTCCATTTCCTGCAATACAGGCAGCTATCTACCGAAAAGGAAAGCCGTATGTGGTTTAACCCGAAACAGCTTGAAACGGATGCCCTGCGGAAGATAATCCGAAGCAACCGCAACAGGCTGGAAATAGAGATGGTGGAACTGCTGCTCGACATCATGGCAAACATGAATGTGGAGTCTGTTTCTTTTTGCCTTAATGACATCATCCCGTTGCTCGTCTGCTCGCAAGTCAAGGTGGAGAAGTCGCAAGTTCGGAAAGTGGTGCAGGAATGTTGGAAACTGACACCTGTATCCAATTCACTTTCCTACACGACCTATCAATACAACCACAACCGTGAGTGCCGCTATTCTCCCATACGAAGAATAGGACGTTACTACACGGTAAGTAAATCGCAGTTGGAAACACTCTGATATTTTGATGAAATGATGAAAGTATATATAAACACGAAGGATAACAGCAACTTACATCTTCATCAACTTCTCAACAAAAGGATTTGACTGATGAAAAGAGAAAGGACATACCATACTCCACATCACTTTTCTTTTGGCGAGCGGTTTGATGAAACGATGATGAATATATATAATTATGGTTTTCAATATATTATCATATCCAATCATCAATTCATCGGATTTTCATCCACCAATAAGTCTGCCGGACAAACGGATGGAAGAAAATACCACTATCCGCAAGCTGGTCGGACATCCGACCAGCCGACAAGGGGAGGCATATCATATTGGCGAAAAGAAAAGGACTGCCAATAATCGCTGACACCACCGTAGGCTTTTGGGGACAGAAAAGCCATAGCTCATTAGGGCATTTTCTTCACGCAGTACAAGTACCGCTAAAAATGCCCCAATGAGCCAACGGGGTTACACCCCTCTGGACACCCCCGTTTGCCATGCGGCAATAACCGCAGACAGACGGATACCGACAAACAAATTTGTAGAACCTAAAAAACAAGAAACGAACATGGGATATATCAGCATCCAAATCAACAAGGCGAAAGGCTCGGCTGACACGGGCGCATCCGACCACATAGAACGCAAAAGCATACCCAAGAATGCCGACCCGACACGTACCCACCTCAACCGTGAGCTGGTGCAATTTCCCGATGGGGTGACAGACCGTACCGAAGCGATAAGCCACCGCATCCGCACGGCAGGCATCAAACGCAAAATAACGCCCGACCAAGTACGGGCAATCCGCATCGTGCTTTCGGGTACACATGAAGATATGATGAAAATGCAGGACGATGGCAGACTTAACGAATGGTGCGATGACAACCTGCAATGGCTGCATCGTACCTTCGGCAAGGAAAACACCGTTTCGGCAGTCTTGCACATGGACGAACACACACCGCACATTCATGCCACGGTCGTACCGATAGTAACGGGTGAGCGCAGAAAAGCCAAGAAGAAGCAGACGGAGGGCAAACGCTCCTACCGCAAGAAAGCCGATACCGTGCGTCTGTGTGCCGATGACGTGCTGACACGTGAGAGGCTGGTCGCCTATCACGACAGTTATGCAAAAGCAATGGCGAAATACGGCTTGCAGCGTGGCTCAGAAGCAAGGCACACTACCACCGCCCAATACTACCGTGACTTGAAAAGGCAGACGGGGAAACTGGAAGCCAACGTACAGCAGTTGCAGACCGAACAACGACAGGCAGAACAACAGCTAAATGAAGTGAAGCAGGAAATCAAGTCGGAGAAGCTGGAAGCAGCCAAGACGGAAGCAAAAGCCGCATTCGTGGCAAGGGTCGGTTCTCTTTTGGGCAGTAATAAGCTGAAAGGGAAGAGTTGCAGCAACGTATATCCGCACTTGAAAATCGGAATGAAGAATTGGTACAGCATATCAAGGCAATAGAATGGGAATATAAGGAAAAATGCACTAAGTTCAATGAGTATATAGACAAGATACAGAGATACTTTCCTTATGTGGAGAAGCTACTGCCGTTGATTGACTTTTGTAGGAACACATTGAAATTCTCTGAAAGAGTAATTCAAGAGTTGTGTAAGTTGAAGAAAGTTAGGTTGAAAGGAGATTTCTATTCTTCTGAGTTCAGCCGAAAGTTCCATGATGAGAATGCGGCTTTCTCGTTTGAAGAGGACAAGAGCAGGAAAGGGCACTACCAAATATATGTGAATGACATTCCGCTTGTACAATGGTTCAGACAGAAAGCATATGAATGGAGAAACTGTTTAGAAATTGCATCTACTAAACAAGATAAAGGACTGAAAATATAGAGTATGAAAAAAGAAAAGTATTTAATAATGAGAGATTATCGCAGAAAATTTCTACTTTTGCAATCAGATTGAGGCAACTCTTTCCAAGACATACGAGAAAGAGAAGAAGCGTTATGCTTATCTTGTACTTGAAAACGTAGGAAATTTTCAAATTAGATGCAAGGATAGCATAGTGGCTCTCACGCTATAGCGTGGGCTGCTATTGTTACATCTGCATCTATGGTTTCCTACGACCTTCAAGTTAAGAGTGTGGCATACAGTTCACGCTCTTCTGTTGAAAATTATTAATATCGATACGATATATGAAAAAAAATGTACTTCTGTTATTTATAGCGTTACCTATAATACTTTGTGCTCAAACAATTAAATCTCCAACATATTCTAGAAGAGATAATATCTCTCTTAATATTTTGGAAATAGAGAGAACTATAAATTATACCATTATAAGAGGTGTGTACACCAACATAATGAACTATGGTTGGGCTTCTATTGGGGAAAACACACGTCTTATTGATAAGAAAACAGGAGATAGTTATAAAATAATAAAGAGTGAAGGCTTACCAATCAGCCCCAATAAATATCAATAATGATTATCCGCATGTTGTCCGTCTGTATGTTCTTGACTTGAAATCGGTATTGTAGCTGATGGCAGCCAAGAC